CCAGCACGTCATCTTCCTAAAGATGGAACTGACACCGGAACAACTTCTTCATTAGAAGGAAAAGCAAAACAGGGAAAGATTGAAGACGTTGCAAAGCGTACAATGCAGAATAATTCATATGAGCCAGAAGGTGAAGAGCTTGATGAAGCAAGAACCAAAAAGAGTTCAACTGAAGTCAAACCTGTAAATCCTAAAGACCTCTTAGTGCCTTTAGCTAGCGTTTCAACAAAACCTCCTCGCGGTCATAAACAATATAACCCAAGATCAGATTTTCCTGGCGTCAAAGTTTTGAAAAATTCTTATGAGCCAGAAGGTGATCAGTTTAATGAACTGGTTCTCAATCCATTCCTTAGAGGTCTCTTAGAAGCAACATGTAAAGAATGTGGCAAGACTTATAAAAAGGGTGGTTCATGCTCATGCTGCATGAAAGAAGACTCACAGATTGATGAAGTATTAACTCCTTCAAAGCGTAGACAAATGGCTTTAGCTGCTCATTATGCCGCTAAACGAGGTAAGTAATCATGGCAACAGTTATCAATAGAAATGGTCTATCAGCCGTAATTCATGTTACGGCTAATTCAACTGTAGTGATTGCTGGTAACTCATCAGTCAGTAATATTGCTTCTGGCAACAGCACAGTATATGAAACGCTTACTGGTGGTAACATTACTCAGATCTGGTGGGGTGCTCCTGCTGGATACTGGACTGTAAAGCGCGGTGCAAACACAGTACTTGTTCTTTCTGAATCAGGTTATTTGGATTTTGCCGGTTGTGGTTCTTCACTTATGATTGATGCAACGGCCAACGTTGTTGCTAACCTTGTGACTTCAGCCACTGGTTTCTTAATGATTGAAGTACAAAAGACACCAACTAGCACAGGTTATACTGCTTAAGGAACAAAAATGAAACTTATATGCGAGCAAATAGAAAACGTACGTTACGTTACAGAAGCTAAAGAATCTGGTAAGAAAGATTACTTTATTGAAGGCGTATTCATGCAAGCCGATCTTCAGAATAGAAATGGAAGAGTTTATCCTGTTTCTATTCTAGAAAAAGAATGTGCTCGTTATATGAAAGAAGCAGTTCAACAGAACAGAGCTTATGGCGAACTTGGACATCCAAGTGGTCCTTCTATTAATTTAGATCGTGTATCACACATGATCAAAGAACTTCGTCAAGATGGATCCAACTTCATTGGTCGGGCAAAGATTATGGATACTCCTATGGGTAACATAGTAAAGAACCTTATGGATGAAGGCGCTTCTCTTGGTGTTTCTACGCGTGGTATGGGTTCAATCCGCGAAAATAAGCAAGGCTTTATGGAAGTGCAAGATGATTTCCATTTAGCTACTGCTGCAGACATCGTTGCTGATCCTTCTGCACCTGACGCTTTTGTTCGTGGAATCATGGAAGGTGTTGAATGGGTGTGGGATAATGGTCTTCTCAAAGCACAAAAGCTTGAAGAAATGAAAACCACTATTAAGAAAACTTCACGTAAAAAACTTGAAGAAGCAAAGCTTAAAGTATTCAAAAATTTTATTGATGAATTAGTTAAAATATAAGGTTTAATAAATATACTAAAACCTAGTTAAAGGAGTTAATTACAATGAGTCTAAAAGACGTAATTAAAAATGTTCTTCTTGAAGAACTAAATGAAACAGCACCAGTTGGCGGTGGCGCTACTGGCGCTTCGATGGCCGCTGATCCTACCGGCGTTCAAGCTCAAGCCCCTGGCAACAGCAAGAAGCAGGGCGATGCAGCTTCTAAAGCTCTAAGCGATGGTGTTACTGGCATTGAAGACACAGATCCAGAAAACAACGTAAACACCGCTTCAGTTGGCGATGCTGCTAAGAATGCCGCAACAATTGCCGCTAAAGAACATATGGAACTTATGTTTGATGGTGAAGAACTTTCTGAAGAGTTCAAAGATAAAGCTTCAACACTTTTTGAAGCTGCTCTTCACTTAACACTTACTGAAGCTATTCAAGAGCTCGATGCTCTATATGAAGCTAAGCTTGTTGAAGAAGTTCAAGCCCTCGAAGAACAAACAACTCTACAGATTGCAGAACTAGTTGAACAGCTTGATAAGTATCTCAACTACGTTGCAGAAGAGTGGGTTAAGGAAAATGAAATTGCTATTCAGTCTTCACTCCGTTCTGAAGTAACTGAAGATTTCATTAACGGCCTAAAGAACCTATTTGTTGAACATTACATTGACATTCCAGAAGAGAAGGTTGATGTAGTAGAAGAGCTATCAAGCCGTGTTCAGGAACTTGAAGAAGCTCTTAATGAAAAGCTCAATGAAAATATCGAACTAGTTAATCTTTTCAATGAAAAAGTTAGCGATGAGATTTTTTCTGAGGTTGCAGAAGGGTTAGCTGCCACTCAAATTGAGAAGCTAAAGACACTTTCTGAGGGTGTAGAATTTAATGACGTAGATACTTTTAAGAATAAATTGAACGTTATTAAAGAGACATATTTCCCATCAAATACCGTTAGAAAGACTTCACGTCTTCTCGAAGAGTCATTCGATGGCGAAGAGCCAAAGGTAACAACAGGTCCGATGGCTCAGTATATGAACGCCATTGCAAGAACTACTGTTAAGTAAAAAACATTTGTTGTATAAATAAAGAAATAGCAAATAATTAGTTGCTAACAAAGGAGAAAAACCAATGATTCTAACTGAAGAAGCTCAAAGAAAGTGGCAGCCAGTACTAGAGCACCCAGATCTACCAAGGATCACAGATGCTCATCGTCGCGCTGTAACCGCAGTAATCCTAGAAAACACAGAACAAGCTCTCCGTGAAACCGGTCGTCAGCTTGGTGGTCAGCGTCTTCTAGGCGAAGCAACACATGCCAACCAAACTGGTGCTGACATCGACAACTTCGATCCAGTGCTTATTTCACTAGTTCGTCGTTCCATGCCAAACCTAATTGCCTATGACATCTGCGGCGTTCAGCCAATGACTGGTCCAACAGGCCTAATCTTTGCAATGCGTGCTAAGTACAGCAACTCCTCAAACTCCGGCGTAGAAGCATTCTACAACGAAGCCAATACGGGTTTTGCCACACTTACAGCTGGTTCTAACACAATCGGTCAGCAGCATGTTGGTACAGTTCCTGGTAATACATCAGTTACTGCTAACCTTGCTTATGGCAACGCCTATAACTATGGCACCGGCATGGCAACAGCCAATGCTGAAGCCCTAGGTATTTCCGGTGGCACATCTTTCCCAGAAATGGCTTTCTCCATTGAGAAGGTTACAGTTACTGCTAAGACACGTGCTCTAAAGGCTGAGTACACGATGGAACTAGCTCAGGACCTAAAAGCAATTCATGGTCTTGATGCTGAAACCGAACTAAGCAACATTCTTTCAGCTGAAATTCTTGCTGAAATCAATCGCGAAGTAGTTCGTACCATCAACCTATCTGCTGCTCGTGGTGCCAACACTGGTACAACAACACAGGGTATCTTCGACCTTGATACTGACTCCAACGGTCGTTGGTCAGTTGAAAAGTTCAAGGGCCTCATGTTCCAGGTTGAACGTGAATGTAATCAAATTGCAAAAGATACACGTCGGGGCAAGGGCAACCTAATCGTCTGCTCTTCTGACGTAGCTTCTGCTCTTCAGATGGCCGGCGTTCTCGATTATGCTCCTGCTCTAAACAGCAACCAGCTTAATGTCGATGACACAGGCAACACTTTCGCTGGTGTTCTAAATGGTCGCATTCGTGTATACGTTGATCCATATACCACTGGTAACTATCTAACAGTTGGTTATAAGGGTTCAAGTGCATTCGATGCCGGTATCTTCTATTGCCCATACGTTCCTCTCCAGATGGTTCGTGCAGTAGACCAGGGTTCATTCCAGCCAAAGATTGGCTTCAAGACCCGCTATGGTATCGTAGCCAATCCATTTGCACAGGGAACAACTGCTGGCCTAGGTGCAATTGCTGAAGATGTTAACCTATACTATCGCAGAGTGCTAGTTACCAACCTAATGTAAGATTAGGTAATTGTAACGTAAGAAGGGGACTTGCGTCCCCTTCTTTTTATAATAAGAATAAAGCTTCTATATAATTAGGGAGAACGCAATGTTCTCCTTTGTTTTTATAAATATTGAAAAAGGAGAATCATTATGTCAGCGACTGATAATCAACCTTCAAACAAGAATTTCCTATCTCCATTTGGTTATAAGTTTTCTATTAAGAAGACACCAAACATGAATTGGTTTATTCAAGCAGTGAGCATGCCTAGTGTTTCTCTGGCCAGAACAGACGTATCAAACCCATTCGTTGTGTTTCCTGTAGGTGGTGATCACCTTCGATTTGATAATTTATCAATCACATTTAGAGTTGATGAAGATTTAGCTAACTATAGAGAGATCTATAATTGGTTAACTGCTATTGGTTTTCCTGATACGTTTGATCAATATAAAGATTTAGCCAATAAGACCTTTGGTGGAAATTCAGGTAATGCTTTACCAGGATCTGGGAATGCACTATACTCTGATGCTACTTTAATTTTACTCACGTCTGCCATGAATCCAAATCTTGAAGTTACCTTCATAGACCTTTTCCCAATAGGGTTATCTGCACTTCAGTTTGATTCACGTCTAACCGACATGCAATATGTTGAAGCCACCGCTACATTTGCCTGCAGAAAATTTAACATAAATATGCTTTAGGCTATATACATTATATGGACTGATGGGTATAATCTACCTATCGGTCTTTCATAATAAAGTATATTAGTTATAATTGGTATAGTAATGAAATTAGAAGAAATACAAGATCTATGGACTAAGGATTGTCAGATAGATAGAACTGAATTAGGTGAAGAAAGTCTACGTGTATCTCAGTTACATTCAAAATACTTTAAGTTCTTTTCTGCTGAAAGACTTACTCTCAAGAAACTTGAAAAAGACTATAAAGTTCTTTACCGACATAAGTTTGAGTACTATAATGGATTTATCTCTCAAGAAATTCTGAGAGAGTTTGGTTGGGAACCTAATGGTCTTAAGATCCTTAAATCTGATGCTCATATATATCTAGATAGTGATAAAGATCTAATTGAACTCAGTCTAAAGATGGACTATCAGAAAGAAAAAATTGACTTTCTGGAAAACATCATCAAAAGTGTAAACAATCGTGGTTACCAACTGAAATCAGCGATTGACTGGGAGAAATTTAAAGTGGGAGCATAATGGAACTAATTCGTATTGAAAAGATTAATGAACTTTATGTGAAATTGAGATGTGAACCTTGGATGACCAAGGAGATTGATTCATTCTTCACTTTTAAAGTCCCAGGATATCAGTTTACACCTGCATACCGTTCTGGTATGTGGAATGGTGAGATCCACCTTTTCAATACGTCTACTTGTCTTCTCTATGCTGGTCTTACAGAATACATAGAGAAGTTTGCTCTAGAACGTGAGTATAAAGTAGAATACTTATATGATAACGCAGCTTTTGAGTTTAGTCTTGTTGATGCTAAACAAGAGATTCAGTCTTATGGTATCAAGATAGAACCAAGAGACTATCAAATAGAAGCATTTGCTCATGCCGTAAGAAACCATAGAGCAATGATGTTATCTCCTACGGCCTCAGGCAAATCTCTTATCATTTACCTCTTAATAAGATGGTATAGGTTCTTTAGGAATAAGGTCCTCTTAATTGTTCCTACCACTTCACTTGTTCAACAGATGTATTCTGATTTCCAATCATATGGCTTTGACTCTGAAAAATATTGTCATATGATTTATTCTGGAAAAGAAAAAGAAACAAATCAACCTATCGTAATCACAACTTGGCAATCAGTCTATAAGATGCCTAAAGCCTGGTTCAATAAGTTTAATGTGGTGATTGGTGATGAAGCACATTTATTTAAAGCAAAGTCCTTAACTAAGATCCTATCCAATCTAGATCAATGCAAATACAGGTTTGGTTTTACAGGAACTCTTGATGGCACGCAGACTCATCGTTTGGTTCTTGAAGGCTTGTTTGGTCCAGTTAAAAAGGTTACTACCACAAAAGAACTGATGGATCAAAAGCACCTATCATCATTTAAGATTAAGTGTTTAGTTCTTAAGTATTCCGATGAAGAATGCAAATCCGTAAGCAAAATGAAGTATCAAGATGAAATAGACTTCATTGTTTCATCACAAAAAAGAAATAACTTCATTAAAAAACTTGCACTTTCTTTGAATGGAAACACTCTTTTGCTATTCCAATATATTGAAAAACATGGTAAAATACTATACGACTTGATCTCTAGTTCTGTCGAATCAGGCAGACAAGTATATTTTGTTCATGGTGGAATAGGTGCAAGTGATCGTGAAGATATTCGACGACTTGTTGAAATGGAAAAAGATGCAATCAT